CAGTCACATGAGCCAGTAGCAGGTATGGGGTATGTGAGTGGTGGTTTTGTATGTTTATGCATTACGAGGTTCCTGAAAACCTATTTTGCAATTGGCTCTGAAGTAGGAAATAAGCTCCTCCATGGTAAGCTCAGAATTCTTTTCATAAAACCAATCATCAAATCCGCCCGCGTAATAATAAGTATCAGCGAGCATTCCCATGACAATATTAGCAACACAATTTTGATTCAAATCTCCCGTAAAAGTTCTAATGGGCGATTGCCAAACAGCACCATCACTTCGGTCACAGACCAAATTTTGTACTCTTTTGCTATTTACTTCAATGATGGACGCTATAAAATACCAACCATTATTCCTAAGCGTAATACTTGGTGTTTCCGTTTGATCATAAATCAGCGAACCCGATGCATTGTAAAGCATCAGTCTTAATCTACCTTGGTATAAGGAAACATAAAAAATCGGCTGTCCCGGTCCATGTCTGGTATTAAAAATGGGAATGAAATTTTGACCAATGGAATAAGTTGTCGGGTTAATCCATCCGCCCACTACGATTTTTTCTCCTAAATCACTAAAAAAGCTACCGTCATTGGTAGCCACTAGATGGGTTCTTTCGCTTGTAGGATTGACAATGTTTTGCCTGAAAAATCTTCCAAGTCTACCTAAGACCAAACTAGCTGAAGTTCCTGACCATCCGGAAACAAAGAAGTTTCTGTTATTACCTGACGCATCTAAAAGCATGGTGTTTCCATCTGGCGCTGATTCATTAAATCGCCAAAGTCCAACGGTCTGATCACTTACTGGAAGCTCGCCTGTGAAATCTGTTTGCACTGTTAAAATCGACTTAATGGCCACCTTATCACCTCCATCTGCTCTTAGCCAGAATCCTTAACTCGGAAATTGTTGCTCCCGCCACAGTGATTGAAATTTCATTATCTCCCTTATGAAGAACAGGAAAATTCAGCTCATCCAAGCCTGGTAAACCATTTCTCAATGTGTTTCCGTTTGTATCAGTTATTTTGGCTGTCACTAGTCCACTGTCAATGACAAGAACTTCATCTGCTGTCAAAGCTCCAACAACTCGTAATTCTTCACCATTTGTTGTAATCGAGATATAGGTAGAGGATGAACTGTTAATTGTACCCTTTAGTTGATAAACGGGTTCTGAGTCAGCATTTCCGGTTAATCTTTCAATCACATGGTTGCCTTCACTGGAAATTGTAAATTGCTCATCAGTCAAAGCATAAGCATGAGGATCTGGGCAGATAAACTTAATGTCAAATGCCCCTGCCGCTCTAAGTAGCCTCTCACAATCCACCTGCTCAGTAAGACGTGCGTAAAAGTAACGGTCAGGAATATCATCCAACACAAGCTGCTTTAAACCATTCATGGGGTTTAGCCACTCAGCTAAGCCATCCAATACTTCTACTAGTTCAGCAAAACTTTTTTGTGGGTATACATTACAATTAACGATAATGATTCGCTCTGAGCTATCACAACCAAAATCAGCAACCCCCGCTTTACCTGGTACCATTTCATAGGAGTTTCTAAGGGCGGGCGATGCCTGCCAACTTGTGAGCCTTGCTTTTATCTTCATGTCCTTTGAACTAATGCCGTTATAAATAAATCCCATACATCGCCCTCCTTTACGTTGTAATAAATCGGCCCTGTGCTCGAGAACCGGTCTGCATTAAATTGTAGAGTTCTTGCGATATCTTTCGAATATCATCTTCACTGCGGACAATCATCTGTTGAATGGTAATTAAAGAGCCACCAAGCATTCCATATCCGCCACCTGCACCACCATTTACATTTACATCGGAGTCTAAATTAAAATCTGTGGGTATGACCTTTTGCATATCTTCACTAACATCATCCATAGCCTTCTCAAAGCCTACACCGATACCTTCACCCATGTTTTCACCAATACCTGCGAAAACTTGAGATGGAGATCGGATGCCTAAAAGTCCCTTAACTCCTTTGACAATTCCACCAACCATATCACTGACTTTGTTTTTAAGCCAAGTCACCATGGAGGCAATACCATCCCAGAGTCCTCTGGCGATGTTTTTACCCACATCAATGATGGCCGGAATGGCTTTCCCTAAACCAGTCACTATGGCTGTAATAATCTGAGGAATTTGTGCCACTAACTGCGGAATAGCACGAATCAATCCTGCCGCAAGCTGAATAGTAAGCTGAACACCCATCTCAATAATCTTAGGTAGATTTGTGGTGATAAAAGTAATAATGCTACTAATAATTTGCGGTAAAGCCTGAATTAAGGTAGGCAGTGCATTTAAGATACCTTGTGCCAAACCACTGATAATTTGGAAAGCCGCTTCTAGGACCAGATCCAGATTATTAATCAATGTTTCTACAATCAAAATCACTGCTTCTACGATGGACGGAATTAGTTCCGGCAGTGCTTCACCAATGCCAGTTGCAAGGGTAACAATCATAACAAGTGCCGCCTCAACAAGGGCAGGGAGATTAGCAATGATTCCGTCCACTAAAGTTAGTACCAACTGAAGCGCCCCTTGAGTTATCTGTGGCAATGCCTCAATAAGACCTCCCACTATGGTCATAATAATATTTGTCGCTGCATCAATCAGTGTTGGTAAATTATCCAAAATACCGTTAACAAGAGCAATGACTAGCTCAGGAGCAACTTCTGCAATGGCAGCTATCAGTCCAGTGACCACATCTAAGATTTGGGGAAGAATTACCGCTATCTGGTCTACCGTTTCTTTGGCTCCAGCTTTTAACTGTTCCCCTGCACCTTCTTGTCCTGTGATTAGTCCTGTAAGACCATCAAGGATCATGGTAAAGCCGGGGAGGAGTTGGGAAGTGATATTGTTTTTCACACCGGTAAAAGAACGGGTAAGATTATCCATGGCATCGGTATACTCGACTGCAGCATCGATGGATTTATCACTCATCACAAGCCCTAGCTCGCTGGCTTTGTTCTTTAAGTCTTCTGTGCTTTCTGCCGTTTGGTTTAAAAGAGCTGCAAGTTCCACTGATGAGTTTCCAAGGAGATCATTGGCAATGGCCGCTTTTTCGCCTTCATCAGCAATACCCTGCAGTCCTCTCACCGTCATCTCAAAGATTTCTTCTCTTGATTTTCCTTGGAGATCTTCCATCGAGATTCCTAATCGCCTGAATTTATCAGTGGCAGAAGTACTACCGTTGATGGCATCATCAACCGTGTTATTTAGTTTTTTCATGCCATTTTCTAAAGTAGATATGCTTGCACCATTTTGTGAAAGCACATAGTCCCACTCTTGATAGCCTTTTCTGGAAAGTCCTATGCGTTGACTTGCTTTATCAATCTCATCTCCAGCTGCAGCCGCATCATTAGCCATGTCATAAAGCTTTTTACCGGCGGCAACGGCGGCAGTTCCAATGGCGGCCATAGCCGCTCCGATTGCCACACCGATTCCTTTGACAATACTGCCTAGTTTCTCAAATTTTCCTCCCGCATCATCTGCAACGTTGGCACTCTTTTTTATCTCATCGCCAAAATCGTCCGCTTCATTTCCCGCTTCATCAAAACCTTCACTTGCTTCATTTAGTGCTTTGTTATTTTCACCAAGCTCCCGTTCCATCTTATTTAAATCAGCGTTGGCATTATTAAGTTGGATTTGCCAAGCCTGCGTTCTCTTATCATTTTCACCAAAGGATTCAGCGGCATTTTTAAGGGCAGCTTCCAAAGTACCGATTTTATTCTTTTGTGCATCTATTTCCTTATTTAAAACTTCATTTCTTGCCGTTAAGGCCTGGACAGATTTATCCTGCTTATCAAACTGTGAGGATACCAGTTTCATCTCAGATCCCAGAACCTTAAATGTCTGATTGATGTCACGAAGTGCACTTTTAAATTCCTTCTCGCCCTCAACACCAATTTTGAGCCCAAAGTTATCTGCCAAAATCACCGCCTCCTTCCTAAAATGGACATAAAAAATACCCGGATTTCTCCGAGTATAAAAAACTCCTACTTTTTTTAGGTACTACACTTTATTACAATCGTTTGCTATATAATAAGCAAGTAAGCGCAACTGTTTTCCCTTGTAACTCCATTTTGATTTCTTTTTCTTCAGACCTTTCAAATCCTTTATGTTCGTAAAATTGGTAAGTACAATTATCATCCGTGTATAAATAAATCAGTTTACCTTTTTCTCGTCTGCTTAATTCTTCAAGCAGTTGTGTTCCAATCCCTTTACCATGGATGGTTGGGTCTGCTGCAAGAAAGCAAATCTCCCCATCGGGAATAGTTCTACTTACGTAATTATTAAACATCGCCTTGTTTGCTTCATCATATATATCTGGTCCACCTTTAACCACAACCGCCATGATCGCCTTGAACATTTTCACAAAGAGTTTTCTCCAAAAAGAAGAATACTGCTTCGGTTCATTTTTCATATCTGCCATAAGAATGCCAACAAGCTGATCTCCCATATATGCCGCAAGCACCTGTGATGCACGTTCCAATTCCAAATATAGAAAATATCTACCATATAGGCGAAGTGCCAGTGGGTTGTCAACATATCTGTTAAAATTCATCCCTTTGATAGCAAAGTCGATAACTTTACCAAAATCTTTTGTTTGTAATTGTTTGATTTTTACTTCCATGTATCACACCTCACTATCACTTATTTCTGCTATTTCATTTTTAATAATTCCACTAAGTTTTTCTGCTGTTTCAATAAGAAATGAACAGGTATCTTCTCCCAATGAAGAGAGCACCTTTTCCTCAAATCGATCGGTTTCTTCGAAAATCTTAGAAAAAAAACCTCTTCCTGCCTCAGTAAAAACAACAAATTTTTCTTTCTTGTTACTCCCAGCTACGAGGGTGACGTATTGTTGTTTAATAAAATCAGATAAAATGCTATGAACAGTAGACTTCGGAAGATGTAACGTGTCACATATCTGTTTTTGTGTAATGTTTTTAGATTCCTCTAACAAATACAGCATCATTAAAGAGTTAAAAGTCAACCCATGTTTTTTTGCAATCTTCGCATAAGCTGAATCAATATTATTGAGCGCCTTATTTAATCGCGACATAGTCTCTTTATAATTCATTTGATAACCTCCTTGATTTTAGTGCGATTTCGGACTATATTTAGTATAGTACGATTTCGCACCATTGTCAAGGAGGTTCTAGTCAAATTCCATAGGGAATAACATCATCTATGGAAATCTCCCTTTTTTGCTTGCTCAGTCCAAGGAACTGTTTGTGGCATTCCCATAAATCCATCAAAAGCCCAAGAGGTGTAAGCCATGTTTCCTCTTCAGTACGATTTAAATGGACTGTTCCGTAATATAAAAGCCGGGTAAAGAGCTCCTCCTCATTTACCCGGTTTGTGCGTTTTTTGAGTCATCTTCCGATGCAATATTTCGTTTCGTTCCTTTAAACATCGCTTCCATCAATGCGTTTTTATATGTGGCAAGCTCCAAAGGTGAAGTGAGAAGTTCAATCTCTTCTTGCGTGAGAAGATTCTTCTTATCATTCGGATTTCGCAGGTTATAAATAAGCAAACTTTGATTGGCCATTAATGTAATCAGCCACACAATCTCGTCTAATGCCATCTCGAAGTTTTCCGATTTCATGAGCTTTTCACCCAGGTTTTCAAGCCCACCATATCTTCCTGCAATTTCTTTTGTTGCCTTAGTCGTTAAAATAAGTTCATACTCTTGACCACTGATAGTAATCTTTGCGCTGCGTTCGTTATCCATGGAACATCCTCCTATTCTTCAGTGCCACCGGATGCGGCAAATGTAGGTTCATATACTTCGTTGTACCATCCGGTAATAATTGATTGTGTGACTCCTTCATCACCCTCGTTAACTTCTGCTTTCCAAGGATGCCTGCCCTGACCATCCAATTTGTTCCTGCGTAGCACTGTCCCTTCAATGGTTGGAGTTGAGAAGGTAATGCTATCGCCTTTGGTTGCCAGATTAGTTGCAGGGATACCAAATTTGACACGATACAACCAAAAATAACGATACTTTCCGTTTGCTTTTTTAGCCCTAAAGCCTACCGCAACAGGGTCACCACCATCTTCACTGGTTGAAATGAGCACATGATTGTCATCAATAGTTGCTCCTGTGAGATCTCCTGCGGCATTCACACCAATATCATCAATGCCAAGCGCTAATGTGCCACTTCTGAACTCTTTAATGATTTCAGCCGCACCATCATCGGCATAAAGCGTTGCCTCAGCAAGTTCCACCGACAGTTCTGCACTGATGGCTTTTGCCAAGGGCACAGGGGTTTCATAAGTCTCATCACCGCTTGCATCCTCGGTGATTTTTGCATAATAAAGTCTATCAAGACCAATTGTTGCCATGTTTTATTCCTCCATTTCTAATTTAAATTCATAGGGTTTTGCCACATCAATGGCATAGTGGTGATAGCCGGTATCATCTTCATGCCCGATATACCTGCGGTCTGTTATTGTAAAATCCGCACCCAAAAGAGTGCGGACTAGATTATTTTTAATGCCAATATAGTTTCCTTTTACAAATAGGGAAAGTCTAACTTCCTGCACTTCATATTCAGGCTTGTTATCAGCATGAACCTCAAACAAATCTACAAGAGGCGTGATTACAAGATAAATATCAGGAGGCACACCGGAAAACACACCTGTCTCTACCGGAATGCTACACATGTCTGCTATGAGATTTAATTCTTTTAAGATGCTCATATTTTATCCACCTCTTCATCAAATCGCTGTTTCATTGCTTCTATACAGGCTTTTCTTGAAGTTCTTCTTGCAGGCTTTAAAAATGGTTTTGGTGGTTGACCGGATTTCCCATACTCTATGATATTGGCTATCTTGGCATTGCTTTCACCATTTCTTTTTGGTTCTTTAAAACCTACTTTTACATTAAAGTTACCGTTTCGATCTAGCTTAGCAGGGGAGACACCAAGGGAATTGACTAGTTCACCCGTAGACCGGCTTTTTTCTTTTGTTCCACTTCCAATAGTCCCTTGTAAATTTGACTTTACTCTTTCTAGAACTACTTCCCCTCCTGATTCCAGCACCTTTGGTATAATTTCATCTGTCTTATCACCCAGCTTTGAAAGTTTTAGAAGAAAATCCTCCGGCATTTTAACATCTGCTTTAGCCACTTGATGCCACCACCTTTTTCGCCAAAACTTCAATATACATACCTTTTCCTTTTACATCCTCCACACTTGTGATTTCGTATCGTCCATCACTGCACGCAATGGTCATCTTAGTAGACACCGAAATATCAGGTATCTTGCGAAAGCAAAACAGTGCGGTGGCTTCAGAGAAGGTTGCTCTATTAGCCCATTTTTCATTCCCGTGACGGTCTTCCTTATAGGCACGAACAGATGCAACAATGATATCCGTGGGTTTGCTAAAACCCTCACTGTCTTTCATTGTTTCAACAGAAATAATATCTATAAAGGTATTCATTTTTCCAAAGCTCATAGGCTACACCTTCCAATCCCGATCAAGCCTGAGCAGTAAATTCACCGTATTCCAAACCTGCTGACCTGCCTGCACATTGTCAGCAAAAAAGCCACCCGTACTGCCATCCCGACTTTCATAGAAGTGGGATGACAGCATGATGATGGCTTGCTCCGTAGTTGGCGGCATTGCATTTTCGCTATAATGACCTTCCGGCAGATGCTGGTAACTCTCGGCATAGGAGGTTGCAGTGGTGATGTATGTCTGAAGAAGTTCATCATCACGATCATGCTCAAGAATTAGATTTGCCTTTACCTTTTCAAACAGTGTCATCACCGTCACCTTCCTTTCTCTACGGAGTATCCTCTACCATTATTCCAGTGGCTTTTAACTTGGTAAGAAGGGCATTAAAGTCCGTTACCAAGTCCTCTACAGTGGCCGCAGTACTTGCCGGTTGATTCTCAAGAACAGGGAGGCCGGTTACTTTGGCCCCCTCTTCTATGACAAGCTCACCACCGATTACGGTCTTTTCTCCACCTTGCTTGGTATAATTCTTCGTGTTATAACTCATCATTTGCACCTCCCATTAAGCCTTTTGCTCTAGGATTTTAACAGCTTCAGGAAGGATCAATTTACCGTCCACACGTTGGCTTGCAAGGAAACCAACTTGACCAGTGGTTGCAAATAGCTCATTTAAACGCTTGAAAGAACGTCCTTGTCTGTCAGCAATCCAGTAGTAACCAAAGTCACCGAATGCGATGGTCTTTGCCCCAGCCTCAATAATTGGAGCATAGGCTGAAGTATATACTGGACGGTTTAGCAATGTATCTGGAGTACCCGCAGTCAGCGAAGGCTGCCATAGATATTGGCCCTGTCCGTCTTTAAGTTTTCGGATTGCTTTCACCGTTGCATCATTCATTAAGAACACTGCATTTTTTCTGTATGGTGCTTTTAACGAGTAGACAAGATCGATAATCTCATCTGCTGTAATTGCTGTAGCCGAGCCTGCAGTAATCCCAAGCTGTGCTCCCCCAGTAGCATTGAAAATACCTGTAGGCTTTCCATCAGCATCTCCAACAAGAAATGCTTCCTCTTCCTTTGCTCCAATTCTTCGAGCAAACTCAGTGGAAATATAGCTTTCTAGATTAAATACACTATCGTTTAAGAGCTCATCAGAGACTTTGATCATCGTACCCAACTTATATGCACCAATGGAAGTCTGACCAAATACAGAATCACTCTCATCAAATTCCTCGCCTTCATCAAGCCAAGCCGCAGTTCCTTTGGTCACTACAACAGGAATTTTTCTGTCACCGCTTGAAGTCTGAATAATCTTTGCCAGCTTACGGAACACATTTTCTTCCTCAAGGGTTTGAATTAGGGTACGTTCAAATTCATCTGGAACAAGATATCCACCCTCAGAATCAGTTCCTACAGAGAGGGAATTGAGTACATCATGTCTAGGATTTTTGCTTCGCATGACATTCCAGAATGACTTCTTGTAATCATCACTAGCTCTTCCAGTCTTTGTTTCCATCCCTGGAATATTTGGTTTTCCAGTAAGAGGCATATTCACAGGTTTGTTAAGTTCTGCTTCAAGTGCCTCTTGGCGTTCCAGTCTTGCGATTTCCTTTCCAAGATTAACAATGTCCTCTTCCATTCTGTCGTAGGTTACCGCATCCTCCGCAGAAACAAGCCCGTCACTGCCACGTTTTGAATCAAGAAATGCCTTTGCCGCTTCCCATGCTTTTGCGCGTTTTTCACGCAGTTCAAGAATTTTACTCATTTTGATTTCCTCCTAATATTTTAATAAATTAAGCCGCTCATAAAGCGGCTCGGTTGATTGTTTGACAACTGGTTTCTTAAGCTTATCCATTAATGAATTGGTCACTGCTCTTCGGCTAAACACAAAACTATCTTGCACAGTACTTTCTCCAGTTCTAAACATGATGTCATCAGCAAAACCAAGCTCAATCGCTTTATTGGCATTAAGCCATGTTTCTGCATCCATCAGATGGGATAGCCTTGTTCGTGATAAACCGGTTTTCAGTTCGTAAGCATTGATGATACTTTCCTTTACTTCATCTAACATTTGCATTGCCTTTTGCATCTCCTCACTATCACCAATGGCTATGGTGAATGGATTATGGATCATCATGAGTGAGGTTGGTGACATCAAGACTTCTGTTCCTGCCATTGCAATGACCGATGCGGCTGATGCTGCAATACCGTCAATTTTTACAGTGACATTGCCCTTGTAATCCATCAGCATGTTATAAATCTGTGATGCTGCGATACAATCGCCACCGGGAGAGTTGATCCAAACAACAATGTCTCCTTCGCCACTCATAAGCTCTGCTTTAAAAGCTGCAGGAGTAACATCATCTTCAAACCAACTCTCC